GAGTCATCCAGCTACAGGGTAACTCATCCAATAATATAGGAGTTGGAAATACTGCTTTAACAAATCTTATGAGTGGAACAAATAATACCGCATTTGGAATAGGAACTTTGTATGGTGTTTCTTTTGGAAGTAATAATACGGCTGTCGGTTCAAACGCACTACAATACGCAACAATTAGTGGTTCAGATAATACTGCTGTTGGATATAATACGCTTAAAAATATTAGTACTGGTTCTAAAAATACAGCAATTGGTTCTGGTGCATTCACTGCTACAACGTTATCACAGTCGACAGCAATTGGATATAACGCACAACCAACTGCTAGTAATCAAATTATGTTGGGAACTAGTACTGAAACTGTTGTTGCTCCAGGAAGTGCGGTTGTTAATAAAGGAGTATCTATTTATACAAATAATATTACAAATCCTATTGGATTTTCTTATTCTGATAATCAAAATCCAAATCAAATATTTATATCAGGTAATGTAGGTGCAGGTTCATTTAATTATTTGTCACTATCAGGAGATATTGGAGTAATTTATTCCAACGTTTATAGTGCTCCTTCATGCGGATTAGTAATTGGTCCTTATAATGGAACAGGAATAAGAATGAATAGCACAGGTCAAGTTGGCATTGGTGGCCAGCCGAATAATTCTTATGAGTTGAATGTTACTGGTAATATACAGGCTGGAAGTGCAGTTGTTAATGGTCAACTAAATACAACTTATGCGAATGGACCAAGTTATAGACTTGGTAATCCTATAACGAATCCTAATCCTAGTCCTAATTCTAGTATTAATTGTTTTGATGCTTCATCTTGTTTAAGTATTCATAATAATTATAATTATCTTCCAAATGATGCATATGATGTATCCGGAAGAACAATAATGATTAATATGGCTTCAAATGGAATAGCGAATAAAGCATTTAATCAATATGCTAATTTTAGTTTAGGTCCAGGAATTACTAATGGTACTCCGATTAATGGAACCACATTAGATATTAATGTATATACTGGTCCACTTGTTAATGCTATGGCATGTGCTATGACAATTGTTGGTAATTCTCCTTATCCTTATGTAGGGATTAATAATCCTAATCCTGCTTATACATTAGATGTTTCTGGGAGTATAAATAGCACAGGAGCTATAACTAATAGTGGAAGTATAACTATTAACTCCGCCCCCAACACAGGTACACCCAATACAACCATAAATATGAGTAATAATAATAATGGTTTACTATGTGATGGTACTAATTTATATGTAAGTTGTTATAATGGTTCTATATTTTTTCAACCTCAAGGTACTACTAATGGAACAAATAGGGGGTATTATAGTTCAAGTGGTCAATTTAGTTCTGTTAGTATTAGTACTGGAAGTATAACTTCTACTGGAAGTATAACTTCTACTGGGACTATAAGTACTTTGAATAATCCTGGTCATATGTCAATACCTACTGATGGTACTTCAAGTTTTTTGTGCGGATCCTCTATTAATAATTCAAATATTAGAATGTTTGGAACTGGGGCCATCGGATATATAGATTTTAGTTCTAATTTATACTTTCGTTATGTTCAGCCAGGAAATATTCCTAATGCTGGTATAACATTTACGAATTCTGGTATTAATTTGATTGGTAATAATATTTCATTTTCTAATAACAGCGGAATAGTACAAACATCTTATATTAACACCATACCTTCTACTACTACTACGTACTTTATATCTCCTCCTTTTTATCAAACATATTTTTTATCTCCAAATAATCCTACGACAATGTATATAAATGGACCGGGTAATGTTATTCCATCAGGAACAATTATAAATTTTAGAAAAATAGGAGGAGCCTCAACTACAGTAAGTATTTTTATGATGAGCGGGTCATTTGCCCCTGTTGGTGGTACAGGAGGAGGAAGTAACCCATACACAATTTTATCAAGTAGTCAGTATAGCACTTCATTTATTGCTACTGGTCTAAGCAACAACGTGGCTCAACTATATGTCAATTAATAATATTATAATTTTTCAGATATATGAAAGTATATAAATAATCGTCTCACTATTCGTCCAATAATCCATATAAATTCATTCGTTTATATTAAACAAATGAATCAAATCTTAAATAGAGAATCCATCATCAATGACATAACGGATATTCTCACCAACTATGAAGCCAATTGTAAAGATATCCATTTCAAAAAAGGTATCTATTTATACGGAAGTCCCGGTTCAGGAAAAACGCATTTTATAACCGGTCTTTTGAAATCATTAAACTACGATGTCATAAAATATGATGCCGGGGATGTCCGTAACAAAGCCCTCATTGATACCATCACGTCCAACAATATGTCTTCCCAAAATGTTCTCCAATTAATGGCCCGAAAACCCAAAAAAATAGCCATCGTAATGGACGAAATCGACGGAATGAATAATGGTGACAAAGGCGGTATAACGGCCTTAATAAAACTCATTCGACAAAAGAAAACGAAAAAACAGAAACTAGAGCATATGACGATGAATCCCATTATTTGTATAGGAAATTATTATGTAGACAAAAAAATAAAAGAGCTCATCAAGGTATGTCATACATTCGAATTGAAACCGCCCACTACTAGTCAAATGAACCAGATTCTAAGAACTAAAATACCGAATATCTCGCTCGATGTACAGAAGAAATCATTACAATATATTCAAGGTGATTTAAGAAAATTGGAGTTCATTGAAAAAATTTATAATAAAAAACCGAACCTTCTTACTACGGAGACTTTAGAAAACATTCTGCATTTGAAATGTTTTAATGAGGATTCGAAAAAAATAACAAAGCGACTAATCGACATGCCTATACCATTAGAAGAACATAATCGGGTCATAAACGAGACGGATAGGACAATCGTTGCTCTATTATGGCACGAGAACATTGTGGATTCTTTGAACCGGCTTCCACATAATAAGTCTATACCTTTTTACCAAAAGATTTTAGACAATATTTGTTTCGCCGATTTCATCGACCGAATAACCTTTCAGAACCAAATCTGGCAGTTCAATGAAATGAGTTCGCTTATCAAAACGTTTTACAATCATTATCTTTATCATAAAGAATTTCCGGACGCACTAAATAATCAGCATACCGAAGTCCGTTTCACGAAGGTTCTCACAAAATATTCTACAGAATACAACAATATTTTGTTTATTTATCATTTGTGTCAAGAATTGGATATGGACAAGAAGGATTTGTTAGCGTTTTTTCAAGAACTCCGGTTATATTATGGCCAAGAAGCTTGGACCGAAAAAATGTCGGAAATAGAGAAAATATTCGAGAACACGACCATCGATAAATTGGATATCAAAAGAATTTATCGATACTTGGATAAAAATGTCAAGAAGGAGACTATAATCTACGATGAAGACACGGGGTCCGATATGGAGGACTTATAATAATTCCAATTTATTGTGCAACCATTTTTTCAAATTTAGCATATTGTTCTTTTATTGAAATACCATTTATTACATCACCATCTTTAGAAATACCATCAGCTACCTTCGTTAATTCTAGGTCTTTCGTTAAAATACCTAATTTCATTGCAGCTTCTATTTGTTTAGGGTCTCTTTCTTGTAACCATTCTATATCTTCTTTCTTTAAATGACTGAGAACATTTGAATCATCATTTTGTACAAGTCCATTGGATTTATTGCTTTGTCTTACTAATGCGTGGACAGTGGCTGTTTGAACAAATTCAAACGCCTTCAAAGTCTCTATAATCGAATCTAATTCATCAAGACCCAATTCTTCGTTACTTTTTCTTATTGCTTTGTTACCACCTTTTTGACCACATTCAACTCCAACACAGTTTTTATTAATAGAATCTTGAGAACTAATAATGATTGACTTCAGTGTTTTTGCTGCTTGTGGTGTAAATACATAACCATTTTCACCTCCTTTTATGAATCCACATAAAAGTGCTAATTGAAACCCCATACCATTTGATTCTTTTACTTCGTCAATAGTCGTTTTCGACGTTTTGTTTAATTGCTCTAATAATTTTTTGGTAGAAAGATTTTTGAATCCACCCCCTTTTAGTCCATATGGATGTTCTGGTTTCGGGACTTTTCCGGTTCCTGTAAAATTCGCTCTTAGATTTTTGAAAAAATCGCCAGTAACAGGTTCTTTTGTTTCGCCATTTAATTCTTCTTTTTTAACTGCATATTTATATGGCTTATTAAATGCGGCTACAGAATCAACCGCATCTTTTACTTTATCTTCTTGAGATTCTTCTTCGACCTCTTCCGGTATTGATTGCAACGATTTTCTAGATATTCTTTTCTTTGTTAAACGTTTTGTGGATTTTGTAGATGATTCCGATACGGATGGTGCTCGTTCATTCACTGATTCAGGCAATGTTTTATCCAGTTCTTTATCTTGACCTCGTTCTCGCTGATTTTTCACAGTTGCTCTCAGTTTCTTCGGTTTGCTTAATTCAATTAATTCTGGATTGGATTTATTATAATCCAAACGAAGGGCATTCAGACCCCATAATACAGCAATTACAAGAATAACCTGAAAAAATGAACTAAAAAAAATAGTACTACTTATAAATGTAGTAACACCGCCCCATATGTTTCCTAATATAGTAAAAATTCCGCCTATAATAACCCCCAAAAAATTCCAAAAATTGAAAGTATTGAAGAATCCAATTATAGGACTATTCACTGAACCAGTAAAGAAAGAACCAATAGAAGAACCTAATACACCGGAAGAACCCGCCCAATCAAAAACACCTAAACTAGTGATTACTGTGAGAACCCATAACCATACAGATTTAAATTTCTTTTCCATAATATCTGTAATTACCTTTGTTAATAAAATATAAATAAAATAAATGGCTTCACCTATTTTTCCACCGACTTTCATAAATATATCAAAAAATCCTCTTATAAAAGAATTTTCCCAAATATTTTCTTTTATCCAATGATACAATTTTGATATCCATACTGCTTCTATTCCTCTTTTTAAATAAATTCCTGCTATTCCTAATACTTGATATGGCACTTCCATTGATTCTACAAATAATGAACCGATTTTTCGAATTCCCAAATTATCTAACCAATCGCCTCCCATAAATTTTTCAACGGCTTCGAGATCACCTCCCCTGAGTTTTTCCAATTCGGCCAAATATAATTTATATAATTTGGTTTTTTGAAAATGTAATAGATTATTTCTACGTGTTTTTCCACCGTTTTTAATCCCATCTTTTTTTCCATTTTCAGGTATCTTTTTGTTTCTTTTATTTTTACGTGTAGCCATTTGTATATAATATAATATATTTTATTATGTACATATAGATAACCGCTAAATTTTTATAGAAAAGTATTTTGTATTTTATCTCGTAAAAGTTCAGTATTTTCTACCAATAGAGCAGTTTGTTCTTTAATATATTTTATTGTATCCCTATGTATATTTAATTCTTGTTTCATTTTCCAAAGCCTGAATTTTATAGTACAATAACAATGTCTTGAACATCCACATGGCTCTATAGTTTCGCTATACCATTCTTCGTGGTTTATTAATCCTTCCGTTTCTTTTTCTTCTTCTTCTGAAGAATCTTCGAGAACATCCTCTATAGGTCCTATAGATTGTTTGTCTATTAATCCTTCTTCTTCTTCTTCTTCTTCTGAAGAATCTTCGAGAACATCCTCTATAGATCCTATAGATTGTTTGTCTATTAATCCTTCTTCTTCTTCTTCTTCTGAAGAATCTTCGAGAACATCCTCTATAGATCCTATAGATTGTTTGTCTATTAATCCTTCTTCTTCTTCTGAAGAATCTTCGAGAACATCCTCTATAGATCCTATAGATTGTTTGTCTATTATTCCTTCTTCTTCTTCTTCTTCTTCTGAAGAATCTTCGAGAACATCCTCTATAGGTCCTATAGATTTGGTTTCACTGATTCTTTCTTCTTCTGAAGAATCTTCGAGAACATCCTCTATAGGTCCTATAGATTTGGTTTCACTGATTCTTTCTTCTTCTGAAAAATCTTTGTTAGAAATTATATTCGAACTTAATTCAAGGTCCATATCTTCGAAATTTTCAATTTTTTCGTAAAAAATAATATCTGAATATATCTCAGATTCCAAATTATTTGACCTTATGATTTTCTCAGCATCATCCATATCAGAAATCGATAGAATATCACTTAAAGAGTCTATACATGAGTCATTCTCATCGACCATAACATGTTTTGTCGCTTGGTTCATCGACTCGACAGCCCTCTCAATCTCTCGCAATAAATCCACTAAATCAAAGTCATACTCTGAAACTAAATCACATACATCGTTTAATAGTCGCCGAAATGGTGCAACAATATCATAATAATCGATTTCTATACAATCCCCTATTTTGGTGATAAAATCTTCATATTTCATCAAAATATGAGCCTTCACAAGGTCTTCTATTAGAACCGGATTATTAATATTTCCCTTTATGACAGCCAATAATATTCCATTAGATACTTTCGTTTGAATACCGTATTTTTTGACACATGTTTTACCAATATATCCTACAGTTTTCGTAGGCCTATGATAAATATATGTGATACGTTTGACTTTATGTCCGCAAATACATGGCATAAAATGGTGTGTGTTATCCGAAAAAACAATCTGCCATTTTCCGTCGTCTGATTCATTATTTTTTTTTTCTAGAATAGTTTCAATAAATTTATTCATTTCTATATGAATATAAACATATTCATATATTGTTTCTATATGACAAAAGTAAAATCTCATACCCCGAAATTGACAAAAACGTTCTATCCTCTAGTTTCGGTGTGTACACCGACGTTCAATCGACGTCCCTTTATTCCTACAATGTTCTCCTGTTTCAAAAATCAGACTTATCCAAAAGATAGAATAGAATGGATTATTGTAGATGATGGAACCGACCCTATTGAAGACTTAGTCCTTTCTTCTGGAATCTCGCAAATTAAATATTTCAGGCAGGAGAAAAAGATGGCACTTGGGGAAAAAAGGAATTTTATGCATTCGAAGGTTAAGGGCACCATTATTGTCTATATGGATGATGACGATTACTATCCTCCTGAGCGCGTGAGTCATGCTGTTGAAACCCTGACGAAAAATCGAGATGCTATGTGTGCTGGTTCGAGCGAGATATATGTTTATTTTAAACATATACATCAGATGTATCAATCTGGACCGTATGGACCAAACCATGCAACGGCAGGAACATTTGCCTTCAGGACAGAATTATTGAAAACCTGTAAATATGAAGACCATGCAGCATTGGCCGAAGAAAAGGCGTTCTTGAAGAACTATACGGTTCCTTTTGCTCAATTGGACCCTATGAAAACAATTCTGGTTTTCTCTCATGAACATAATACATTCGATAAAAAGAAGTTATTGGAGAACGTGAATGAACAATATTTCAAACCAAGCTATAGGACCGTCGACGATTTTATACGCCAACCAAAAGAAGCGCCTATCAAACAATTCTTTATGACAGATATTGATGGACTTTTATTGAATTACAAACCAGGAGAACCATCTATGAAACCTGATGTTCTTAAACAAATAAAGGAAATCGATGAAGAACGTAAAAAGATGATGGCAAGTAATCAATCTCTTATGGTAAATGAACCAGGAAAGGAACCAAGGCTTATTACTCCGGATGAAATAATCGGAATCGTTAATCGTCAAACAGAGCACATTAAAACGCTTAATGATAAAAATGAAGAATTAGAAAACATGGTGGCGAACCTACAGAAGAAAATTGCTAGTTCTAATGAACCACAGCAATCTATACCTCCATCTATGCCTCCATCTATGCCT